GTCCAATTACTTCAAGTGCTATAATAAAAGAAGTATCAGCTGATAGTTATACTGATACAGCTGACCAAAGTCCATCTCGTAGTCAAAGAGTAACGGTAACACCAAACCCAACATCTGCTGATAAAGATGATAGTTATACCTATACAACAACATTGGAATTTTTTAATGATGGTAAAAACTATGATGAAGAAACTGGTACTGATACATAACATAAGGTTTTAAAATGAGTAATATTGATGATAAATTAAATGAAGTATTAAACATAGCTGACAAAGTATTAGAAAAAAAACAAGAAAAGAATCCTTTAGAAGTTATAAATGATAAACCTGCTGCACCTGAAAATGCTGAAGTTGATACAGATTTTGACGCTGGTAGAAATGAATTATACAAACTATTAGAAAAAGGTAGTACAGCAATAGATGGTATTTTAAATTTAGCAAAAGAAGGAGAACATCCTCGTGCATATGAAGTAGCTGGTCAATTAATTAAAACGCAAAGCGAAATAGCACAAAATCTATTAGACTTACAAGATAAACTTAAAAGATTAAAAGATTCAAAAGGTGAAATGCCTAAAAGTGTAACCAATGCTCTATTCGTAGGGTCAACAACGGAACTACAAAAACTTATAAAAAAAAATAAAGATAAAAAATGAAACAGTTTAAAAAGTATTTAATTGAAAATACTAGAGAAGAATATTATGAAGAACAACATAAGCGGTGGGTGGATACTCCATATCAAAAGTCACCTGTTGCAGTTGGATGGTTAGATGGTAAACAAAATCAAGCAAAAAGATTTGAAACTCTTTTAAATATCGGTGTTCAAGAAGGTGATAGTATCCTTGATTTAGGATGTGGTCTTGGACATATGGTTGAACATCTTGAAAAGATTGGTTTAAATGTTCGTTATACAGGAATAGATACAAACAAAAATTCAATTCAACAAGCATATCAATTTGGAGAAGCAGCCTATATTCATGGAACAATATTTGATATACAAGATAGATACGATTGGGGTTTAGCGTCAGGAGTTTTTAATATAGAATTTCCAAAAGAAGAAATGTTAAAAACTATAAATGAATTATTATCAAAAGTAAACAAGGGTGTTGCGTTTAATTTATTAAGTAATTCTGCTAACAATAATTTAACTTATGAGAATTATATTCCAGAAGAAGTTGTATCATATCTAAAAGGTAATGTTTCTATTGTGGAAAATTATGGTGTAGAAAATGATTTTACAATTTATATAAAAAAGAATTAAAGGAATAAAAAATGAAACAAGACCAATATTTAGGAAATCCTAATCTAAAGAAGGCACATACAAAATCACGATTTACACCAAAGCAAGTAGATGAAGTGATGAAGTGCCTTGATGATCCTAAATATTTTATCGAAACATATTTAAAAATAGTTACATTGGATAAAGGTCTTGTGCCTTTTACAATGTATGACTTTCAGCGGAAGATGGTAGATACTTTCCACAACAATAGGTTTTCAATAAACAAGTTACCTAGACAAAGTGGTAAGTCAACTATCATATGTGCCTACCTCTTACATTATTGTGTTTTTAATGATAATGTTAATGTTGCAATACTAGCCAACAAATCTTCTACGGCAAGAGATTTATTAGGACGATTGCAACTTGCTTACGAGCATTTGCCGAAATGGATGCAACAAGGCGTTCTTAATTGGAACAAAGGGTCACTTGAATTAGAAAACGGAAGTAGAATCGTTGCGGCGAGTACATCTTCTAGTGCTGTTCGGGGAAGTACCTTTAACATTATATTCCTAGACGAGTTCGCCTATGTGCCCCATAATATTGCTGAAGAATTTTTTAGTTCTGTTTACCCTACAATTTCTTCTGGTGAAACTTCAAAGGTGATTATTGTTTCTACACCTCATGGAATGAATATGTTTTATAAATTATGGATGGATGCTGTCAATAAAAAAAATGATTACATCCCAATGGAAGTTCATTGGTCAGAAGTACCAGGTCGTGATGAAGCATGGAAAATTCAAACAATAAGAAATACAAGTGAATCACAATTTCAAACCGAGTTTGAATGTGAGTTTTTAGGAAGTATTGATACACTTATTAATGTAAGTAAACTTAAAAATTTAGCGGTTGTTGATCCTCAAAAGAGTCCTGGAGGTTTAGATGTTTATGAAATGCCTATTAAAAACCATACTTATGTTATGACGGTTGATGTTGCAAGAGGTATTCAAAATGATTATTCTGCTGTTGTAGTTATAGACGCAACAAAAGCACCTTATAAGATTGTTGCAAAATATAGAAATAACAATATTAAACCTATTGTATTTCCTAACATATTAAAAAAAATAGGAAATCATTATAACAAAGCATATTGTTTAATAGAGATAAATGATTTAGGACAACAAGTAGCAGACGCAATGCAATTTGAATTAGAGTATGATAATATGATGATGGTTACACAACGAGGACGATCAGGACAAGTACTAGGTGGAGGCTTTAGTGGCCGTGGTAATCAATTAGGTTTAAGAATGACAAAGGGTACAAAAAAAATCGGAACTTCAAATCTGAAAAGTCTTGTAGAATCTGATAAATTAATAATTCAAGATTTTGATATTATTTCTGAACTCTCTACTTTTATTGCTCGTGGAAAATCTTTTGAAGCTGAGCAAGGTGCGAATGATGATTTAGTTATGTGTTTAGTTGCTTTTTCTTGGATGGCTAATCAAAGATATTTTAAAGAATTAACTAATGTTGATGTTAGAGGGCAAATGTTTACTGACCAACAAAACGCAATTGAGGCAGATATGGCGCCTTTTGGGTTCATAGACAACGGATTAGATGATCCTGAAGGTCGTGATAACTCATTTTTTGATGACGCAGGTGTAAGATGGACTCCAGTAGAGTATCATAAGGGAGAGAACTAGAGAAATGGAATATAATAAATATCTACAAAAGGGTTATAACTAATAAAGATTAATACTTAATATATTAAGGAGAATAAAATATGGCTTTTCAAGTATCACCAGGTGTTTTGGTAACTGAAAAGGACTTAACAAATATCGTACCAGCGGTTTCAACATCTTCTGGCGGTATCGTGTTAACGGCGGCAAAAGGACCAATAGATGAGATAACTACTATTTCATCTGAAAATGAATTAGTTGACAATTTTGGGAAACCAAATGCGTCTAACTTTGAAGAATGGTTTAGTGCTGCTAACTTTTTAGGCTACGGAAACAATCTGAAAGTAGTAAGACCAATCACAGGTGTTGTAAATGCTTGTGTATCTGGTACTGCTATCATAATAAAAAATACTACTGACTATACAGATAATTATTATACAGGTCAAGCTGGTGTTGGATCTTGGGCTGCAAGAGAAGCAGGAACATTAGGAAACAGTCTTCAAGTTTCTATGTGTACAAACTCTACTGCTTTTGGACCTCATGCAATGAGTGGTAACCTTGTCGATGACGCTAGTGCGGCTATTGGCGATACAACTATTACCGTTGATGATGGATCTCTAATGCAAGTTGGAGATATATTAGAGTTTGGAGATACTTCTGTCTATACTTCTACACCATCAGGATTCTATTACAAAATAACAGGAATATCAACTCACGTTCTAACAATCGCAAGATTCAATCCTGCTACAGGAACTACTGAAACTGGTGGATTAAGACACGCTGTTGTAGATAACGCTGTAATTAGAAGACATTGGGAATATTACTTCAATTTTGCTAATGCACCAACAACTACGGATGATGTATCCGATGCTGGTGGATCTTTAGATGAACTACACATTGCTGTTATAGATGAAGATGGTGAAATATCTGGAACTACTGGAACAATCCTAGAAACATTTGAAGGATTATCCCAGGCTTCAGACGCTAAAACATCAACTGGAGCAAGTAATTACTACCGTGATGTATTATACAGTCAATCAAAATATATTTACTGGATGGATCACGAATCAACATTAGCAAATGCTGGTTCAGCTAAGAAAGGTCAAACTTTTGACCAACAAGGTACTAATGACTTTACTGTGTTCAGGGCTTCATTAGCAGGTGGTACAGATGATTATAGTATAACTAATGCTGAGGTTGCTACTGCATACGAAAAATTTGATGACGCTGAAAATGTTGATTTAAGTTTATTAATATGTGGACCTTCTCAAACAGGCGCTGACGCTACTGGAGATACAAAGGCAACTGCTGTTATGGATATTGCAACATCAAGAAAAGACTGTGTTGCTTTCATATCACCTGCGAGAGCAGATGTTGTTGGTGTAACAAACGCAATTTCACAAACTGCAAATGTTAAATCGTTTGCTGATGGTTTACCATCAACAAGTTATGCTTCAATTGATAGTGGTTACAAATATCAATTTGACAAATACAATGATGTTTACAGATATGTTCCTTTAAATGGGGATATCGCTGGTCTTTGTGCTAGAACTGACAGCGTTGCAGACGCATGGTTTTCACCAGGCGGTTTCAATCGTGGACAAATTAGAGGTGCAGTTAAATTAGCATTCAATCCAAACCAAACTCAAAGAGATGATTTATACAAAGCAAGAGTAAATAGCGTTGTATCATTTCCTGGACAAGGTACGGTATTGTTTGGAGATAAAACTGCTCAATCTAAACCAAGTGCTTTTGACAGAATAAATGTTAGAAGATTGTTTATTGTATTAGAAAAGGCTATTTCTACTGCTGCTAAATTCCAACTCTTTGAATTTAATGATGAATTTACAAGAGCACAATTTAGAAACCTAGTAGAACCTTTTTTAAGAGATGTACAAGGTCGTAGAGGTATCACAGACTTTTCAGTAGTTTGTGACGATACAAATAATACTGGAGATGTTATAGATAGAAACGAATTTAGAGCTGACATTTTTGTCAAACCTGTTCGTTCTATTAATTTCATCCAACTTAACTTTATTGCTACAAGATCAGGCGTTGCCTTTTCTGAAGTAGCAGGATCTTAATAGGGAGGAGATAAAACAAAATGCCAAATATAAATGATTTCAAATCTCGTTTAAGAGGTGGTGGCGCTCGTGCCAATCAGTTTAAGGTAACTTTACCTTTTCCTGGGTACGCCGCTGTTGGTGGAGAAACAAGTGATATGGCGTTCTTATGTACTGCTACTAGTACGCCAGCTTCAACTGTTGCTGAAGTCGCTGTTCCATTTAGGGGTAGATCCCTTTATGTTGCTGGTGACA